AAAGTTACATTTTCGTTGATGCCTACAGGCATATAGGAGCTATTAAACTCCTGGTTGTTTGTTGTTGCTGTTTTTGTACTATACATAATTTTCTCCTTACTGACTTATAGTTCTTATTCAGGTTTATAAACTTTATCCCAATAGGTTGTTATACTTCCGTCTTCATTTCCAGTGGCAATAACGATGTCGCGTCCCGCAATGTGACGGGCTCTTGCTTCCATAATAGTACCATCGCCACCGGATTTGAACGATATGTGGGTTTCATTATCCTTTCGGTAAACATATCCAACGGCATCTGCCATTCCACATATAATTTTTCCCAGTTTTCCAACAAGGTCAATTTCTTTTGCGTTGACTTCTTCTCCGTCTTTGTCTGTGATACTATCTTTGACATGACCTATTAGGATAAATTCATCACATAGTTCTTTAAACATGTCTACTACTTTCTTAACGGCATCTCGTAGGTACTTATAACCTGCACCTCTGGCAAGCGTAGTAACATCGGTTCCTTTCCAGTTTTTTCCAAGTTCTGTTTGTCTATCATTATATTCTATATAGTTCGCAACACTATATACGTTCTCTTATGAACTGCTGCATGTCACCATGCAGATTAGACTATATCATCTCCTTTTACTTAAGCAGCAGTCAGGAGTTCCCCGCTTCCATCACCATTTGCTTGTGATGTACTCTCTTTCGAGATAGTCGTTGAACTTTTATTACAATGAAGATTGTAGATCTTTTCTACTTTATCAAGAAATAAATCTAAAGAAAATTTATTTTTCATTCTATTGCAAATAGAACAGCAAGGTACACAATTATCTATTGTGTATGGTTTAGTAGAATCTATTCTATCTATTCCATCAGAATGTTTTTTTCCACAATAAAAACATGGTTTTTCTATTAACTTTTCAACTTCTTCTTCTGTTAAATCAAAGTTGTATCCACGTCCTTTTGCATTACCTTTTATTGAATTTAAGCGTCGCCTAAAATGTCTTGTTTTGGCATACTTATTATCAGCAATCTCTCGTTGTAAATCTGCGTAACACAATTTACAACTTTTTCGATCCTGTTTTCCATTCTTACCTTTTATTATTAATGCGTCTGCTCTTAACACAGAATTTTTTCCGCATCTATTGCAATGAACTTTAAAATAAGTTCTTTTTGATTGTTTTACTTTATCGTAAGTTTCATAGGCTACATCTAATACTGTAATTACACCAAATGTTTTACCTATGTATTTCTTTAATGTTTCTTCTTTCATAATACTTAGCTTCTGATTTACTTTACCAAATACGTTATATATAACTATAACGTAAGAACTTGGTAAAGTGGTTCCAGAAATTCAGGGAATTTTCGATGAATATTTCTATTCAAAGTTGCGTAGTTCACAAAGTGCAAGCATAAGACATACAAATATCTTCGAGACGTGTAGCATTGTCGATTGTGATGTGTTTATAAAAATTATGCCCTACTTCTGCGTTCTTAGCTCTAATGGCTTGTGCAATTTCTCCTAAATCACTGATTGTACGAGCTTGTACAGCAAGTGCATCAATAAATTTAGATCCGCCTTCGAGGTCTACAATAAGATTGTTTTCAAGTTGTGCTACTGCACTGGTCTTACCTGCTTTAGGCAGCCCATATAAAACAAGATATTGTGGATTTGTAGAAGTTGCAGGGACTTTAGATGTAGGTAGTGTTATCATAATGACTTATAGTTCTAAATTATGCAAGAATAATATTATAAATGTTGATAATGATATTCTTTGCTGTTGTAGGCAGTTTCTTCAAAAAGATAATGTCCTTAAAATCGTCATACGTATAAAGATCAAAACCAATCTGAATCTCATCATCGTAAAAAATGATGGGTGTGCCATCGGTAAGCTTATATGTTTTGCCAAAGATGAATTTAGATGCAATATCTGCCTTCTTCTTATAATTGGCCAAGAAGTTTGCTGCCTTGATAAACTTGTTATCATCCTTCAGGGCAATACTATCGATAAAAATACCAGAATGTTTCTTTGCAGAATCCTTCATCATACAGTCGATAAAATCATCATCGATTGTACCAGCCGTAGTGTAATTCTTGAGATAACTGTTTTTCTTAATCAGATCAGTAGCAATAAGATCATCAAGAATCTTAGAATAGTTTGTATTGGGAAAGCTGGTGTTGTTGGTATTGTTATTAAAAGTATATATAGTCTTCTTCATAATTCAGTCTTATTGTTTAATTATCCCCATTAGATTCTATTATATTGTTGTACGCAAGGTCGTTTTCGAATTCAAGTATGCATGGTTTACCTGCATCTCTATTTTTTAAAATATGCAGGTAAATTTTATCTGTTACAGGTAGATGATTTGGTCCATACTCTTGTATATTCAATATTTCAGGCCTGTGTATTACCATTACGTAATCACTAGCTTGAAAAATAGAATCTGATGAAGATATGTCACTTCTCATAGGATAGTGTGACATCGGGTTATTAATTCTTTCTGAAGACTCTATGTTTCGGTTCATTTGAGCAAGTTGTATAATAGACGTCAACGGCAACTTTTTAGCTTGAATGAATACTCTTTCAAGTTCACTAATTGTTTCTATCACAGAACCAACTTGTTTTGTAAGCAGCGCATGATCGTATATAATAATAAATCGCTTATTTGTTCCTTCAACATAGGTATGATAAAAATCATATATAATTTTCTTTACTTCTGATGGAGTACCAGGGTTATCTACAAAATAGATTGGATACTCTTTCAGTTGATTGGAAACATTGACGACTTGTCTGAAGGTATTGTCGTCTAGGTCCGTTTCCGAACTATACAAGCACGAAGTTGTTTTCCTAAGCTTATTTGAAAGCATCCTTCCTACTTGCCTAAATCCAACCATCTCTAATGAGAAAGTAAGGATAATTATATCTTCTTTTGGGTTTAAATCAATTAAATCAGATGTTAGCAGATTCGCCATAGACGATTTGCCGCTTCCAGAGATGCCAGCTATGGTCATAACGACATTTGGTTCAATGCCTCCCATACACTGTTTATTAAACTTATTCCATCTAGTCTTTAAAGAGGACAAGGTATGCTCTCTTCGTCCGGCAATATAGTTTATAGCTTCTTGTGCTACAACTGACATTGGTCTAACTAGATTAGATAAGTTCTGTTCCATATGAATTAACATTATTGGATTCTTGCTGCATCTCTATTTCAGATTCTTCCCACTGATGGTCAACTAACCATCTCCACATGGTTTTCATGTAAGATAGCTTACCTTCACGCATTTTTTTGCTTATCTCGTATTGTAAGCAATTGTTTATATGTTCTGCCATAGTTTGACTATGACCGACATAAGTTTCGTAAAGATGTCGACATTTATGTATATTGGCTCTTAAATAGCTCTTAGACCCATCGGGTCTATTTACATAAACTGGGTACATATCGTAGAATAGGTCAAAATAACCTTTTTCTGGAGTCACAAAAGCGATAAGACGCTCTGATGGCTGATATGTAATTGACTCACCTTTTGTTTTTGAGGTGATAAGTCCCTGATTAATTAAGTATGATATTTCATCGTCACTTATAAGACTGACAATTTTGTAGACGTTTTGATCGAACTTTTGATTCTTATCTAATACCATACTTAGGAATACCAACTGATTTATATTGATTTGCTCAGGTAAATCCATGAGCTTTGTGTTTACTTCAATAATCATCTCTTATACTCTGTGGTTAACAAGTTGGTTATTCAAATAATTCCAATTGAACATACGATAAATCACTAACTATTTTACTAGCTTCGTTTATATAGTATTGATAGTTTATATGTCTATCTTCAATTGGTAGGTCATCCATTTTATTTAAAATAGTCACACCAGATTTAGTCAGCATGTTTTCCGGCTTACCTGTTTCGTCTACTTTAAATAAAAAATAACCATTTGTGCTTGCATAATACCTATTTATACGTTGTACAGGAGTTGTACCATACAGCACTTTGAATTTCTTATTGGCTCTTTGGCACATAAGAAAATCATTTATGTCTTTTTGTCGCAATATAAAATCGCGAATCGGCTCCTTAGTTAAGAAATAATTAATTACTGCTTTAGGTATAATGACTGGTGCTAATCCTTTTCCTAAAATTGGTTCAGTAATAAACATTCCTTTCTTTTCTATCAGTTTTGGGTCATTAGATTGTGAATAACCCTCTTCGACTCCGAAATAATCGTTTACTGCGTACTGATAAAACGCCTCATAGCTATTGCTTTCAAAAGTAAGTTGTGTAATATGCTCAACATCAGCGATAGCTTCCTGAATAGCTTCACGATTGGCCTTCTTAGCAATATACATCACACCGTCAGTGTTAACTTGTACAATCTTACAATCTAACTCTAACAAACGATCCACTAACATTAATAGTACTAACTGTCCATTAATACGTATTTTGAAGACTGTAAATGGGTCGTACATCCAACTTACTTCTTGTTGCATTTTTCCGGTGACAGCATTTAAAGCATACTTTAAGACATCATTCTTTAAACTCTGTCCGCTATGTTTTGCCGCTATACGCTCATCGTATATCTGAGAGTATACTCGCCAAAATGTTTCTCCAAGGTGTTGAGGAATCCATTTATACTTTATAATAAAGCTTGGATACATTGAAGCAACATCACTGTGTCCTATGAATTCATCTTCTTTTGGATGGAATATTCTTGGTTTATTTAATGAATGTATTCCACCAACTCCTATAGAATATACCACATTCGAGAGAACAAACTTCTTCTCGTAGCCTTTGCGTTC